TACTCCAGAAGGAGATATGGTTGAGGGTGATCCAAAAGAGGATGAGATTGAACCAGAATCTGCTTCTAACGAGGAGACTGCTACTGGTATGTCTTCGGATTTGGACAATGCTCCTACTCAAGTAGAAGAGGTGCCTTCTATTGGTGGAACTCCAATATTACCTACTGACAATACGTTATATGTCAATATGGGTGAGAAGGTTGCTTCTTTGCGCCAACTCATGAAGCGATATGTTTGGCATGATATTATTAAGATTGCCAATACTAGCTCTGGAACTTGGATTATGGAGGAGAATAAAATTTTGAACTTTCCAGCACTTTATGGAAGTGTTCCTGAAGCTCGTCTTCCTGTAACCGGATATAAGTGTAACAGGACACACACCACGTACTTAAATTGGGTTGTTCCTTGTTATGCTGGTTATAGAGGAGGTATTCGCCGGAAAGCGCAATACGTCGGTATTAGTGACAGAGTCTCGTGTATGGTGAACAGAAACGAGAGTTCTATCACTGGTGACGAACAAACAAAGAACAAAATTGATTTGTCTAGTTTGACTGGATCGGAAACTCAGGAAGCTAACTATCAATTCCCGAGTGGACGTGGAGGTGCTTTTTCTAGCGATGCGATTATCGCTCCTACTCTTGAATATGAGTTACCTTTCTATTCAGAGTATAGGTTTGCACACTCTCAAACACTGGACAATTCCAAAGTTTTGACTCGTACACCAAATGGCTTCAATCACGATTTGATGGTCATCTCTCAAGGTCTTGGAACGGATCCAGGCTTTTATCGCACAGCTGTTGCAGCAGCTGAGGATTTTTCTTGCTTCTGGTATTTAAATACGCCTGTGACGTATTGCTATGATTTGCCAGCAGCTTAGGTACACAATCTTTCTAAGTGTACCTGTTGTATATTAATTGTATAATAATTTAAATGTTGTGAGGAAACACAACATGAAAGAACAAATAAAACCCATGGGCGGTCCATGGGTGCTAGAATTTATTCTAGTGGTCTATATGACCTCGCCGCTTTAAGATACTGTTATCAGTTTTCATATAAGTTTTGCGAGGTCATTTAGACTTCGTAAATCTTATGGATTTTTGTTGATCGCAGTTTTCTGAAGCGACGGAC